TTTTTCTATTATTGGTTGACTATATTTTGCACGTCTTTAAGGATGGCTTTTACAGCTTTTTGGCTCGTATACCACTTATAGGCTTTATTATCATTAAGAATAAGTTCCTACGTAAACTGGTTTCTAAATTGGAAGTCAAGCTACGAGGAAAAAAGGATGTCTTTGAAATCAAAGAACAGGGAGCTACTGATGATGTCATCAGTTTCTTCAAAGATCTTAAAGATAATGTGCAGGATAAGGTTGAATCAATGGGAGAAATTACAGAGAAGATTGACGATGAGAACAACCCAAATGGTTGGTTGGAACAAATAGTCAAAACAGTTATATCAGGAGTTTTAGGTATATGTGGTATTAAAGTTTCTGATAAGACTCTCAACATGCAAGGTATGGCTTTTGGACGAACAATAGTTACAAATGTGGCTTCTGCTGTGTTTAAGGGAGTCACGACCACTATATCAAATCTATTTAAGGGTGCAGAACACATTGATAAGGTTTTGCCTAAAATGGAAAAGGCAAGGAAAGAGCTCAATGCCAAGCGAGCGAAATTTTTTACAGATGAAATTTATGCAGGAAAGAACAAGGATGAATTCTACGAAATTTATGAAATTGTATCCAAGTACCAACATATTGTAGAAGTTAATTCTAAGCCAGGTTTTCATACCTTTTTCAGAGAGGTTAATGACCGATATGTTGAACTTGAAAGGAATAGATTAACAGCAGTGGCTAGGATGGAACCACTTGGAATTGTTCTTAGTGGAAAGAGTGGTCAAGGAAAGAGTCTTATTATGACTGAATTATCGCATGCATTAGTAAGATCTAAGCATAAGGGCGTCGGTCTTGAGAGGATACCAGATTATGTTTACTCTTTGCCACCAGGCAATTGTCAGTATTTGGATGGTTACAGGAAACAGGACATTGTTGTATGGGATGATGCGTTCTCAGGAACTTATGAGACAGTTCTACCAGTTTTACAACTTATATCAACAGCACAAACAATAGTCAATATGGCTAATCTTAGTGAGAAGGGTAGACATTTTACGTCTTCAGTTGTTATAGCATCTACTAATTTTGAGACTGTAGAAAACTTTAATGAGATAAGAGATAAATCAGCCATTTATAGGCGTTTCCCAATAGCTTACAAAGTAGAATGTAAAAGAACTAAAGATGGAAAATTGGACATGAAGAGTTTAGTTGAGGACTTGGATGGAGCCAGAAACCGAGATGATGTTTTGGACCGTTACTTTTCATTTAGACAATACAACTTTGGTTGCCCAAGTCATTGTGAGTCATCAGTTTCTTACACTCATATGAAAAACAAGATCTTGAGTAATATGCAGACAAGAAAGGAGAATTTTGACAGATATCAAAAAGGACTCGAAGTAGAGGAGCAGGGTGATGACATCTCAAAAATGTGTACCACATGTTGGAATCCAGTCTGTGAATGTGGTATAGAAAATGTCGAAGAAAAGTCGAAGATTTTGGCAGACTTTTATTACAACCTTTATAGGAAGAATAAGATTGAGGATATCAGGGAATATCTTGG